TGTACGTCAAATGTGTATTCTGCCATGCGTCTATTATATACTATTGTGATATTTTTTTAAATAAGTTTTTATCGATATTGGTAACTTATCTGGTTTCTGTTTTGCGTTGTATTCGTCTATGATTTCTTCTAGCAACGTTCTGTCTTTTATTTCACAGCAGTTGGATAATTCTGAGAACTCTTTTTCCAACACTCGATTCATGTTTACCGATTTCACACTATGCAAATGCTTGTTCTCTTCTTCAGTATACAGTTTAAACATTTTCATTATCAGAAGATTTTCTATGTCCTTGTGTCCTTTGTCTATTTTAAAGTTAATAGGCGTCTTGTGCATGGCATCTATTATTGCCTGCCTTTCTTTGATATACATGTTGTTTGCCTTCATCTCTTTATCACTGAGGTAGCATAGTATCAGATTTGGTAGATCTAGTTCCTGTATCGCATTTATCCATTGAGGATGACAGCGTTGGAACCAGGAATCGTTGTATTGGTTGTCACGCAAATGCTGTTCTATGCTTACGCCACTTTGCAAAAAGTCTTTATATTCATAGTACGAATGCGTTTTGGCTATTGCGTTTTGCTTGTATTGGTGTGCGGTGTTGTTTTCAAATCCTGCGAATGTAAACTTGCCATCTATCTGTGATCTAATTAACAGGCTCAGCAGTGTGCCACAACTGCCGGGCGTGTAAAAAATATAATATATTTTGTCAAGGTCAACCATGCATCTTCCTCTTCAAATCTATCTTCAGTTTACTTGTTTCTGTTGTGTTGAGTATAGACTGTAATGTGAACAACCTACCGTAATGACTCACTGCGTCTGCAACATCGCCCACGTCGTCTTGCCATTCTGGAAACGCCACACCCCATCCATACTCGATTGCTTGGTCTATCAATTTTTCTCCTGGAGCGTCTCTGTCAGGCACTACTATCACTTGCCTTCCGAGACCGTCTATCAACTCTCTTTGTGTGTCATTTATCTCACTACCAAGTATGCTCACACCAGAAACGGCTATGGCATCGAAAGGACCCTCCGTTACTATCACAAACTTCCTGGTCCAGTCCTGTGCGTCCATGTTGAACACGTATCCTGGCCACACGTCGGTATAGTACTTCACACCTTTTGATTCTTGATCAAACAATCTTCCTGTGTAACCCACGATGTCACCCCTCCAGTAGAACGGGATCAACAGTCTCTGATGTATGTCCCACATCTTGTCTGGAGAGTACATGAAGTCATACCAATCTGCGCCCATTCCTCTGCTTTCTAGGTATTTCAGCAGGCCGTCTATTTTGGTCCATTGCGGCTGTGTAAGATCGTTTGCCACATACTTCTCTAGCCACACGTCTAATTTGTGTGTGTTCCTCGGCAGTTCCTTTTTCTTGAATGATACGAATTTCTTTTTCTCATACTTGACGTCATTCTCTTCTTCACGCATGGCCTCGATGGCCAATTTTTTGATTGTGTCGTCGGGTATGCCTATGTAGCTCATGAACTGTCTCATCTTGTATGTGAGCTTACGACCGATCACGTAACTGGCCTTGAACCCACAGTTGAAACAGTGGTAACTGACAGTGCCGTCCGCACTGGTCATAATGCCTCCACGTTTCTTTTTGTCTGCTGTCTCGCCGTTGTGTACACAACAGGGTGCGTTGAAACTTATCCACCCAGATGGTGTCTTCTTCCTACCCGCAGGCAGGCTCGTCAGAATAGTAGATTGGATCAGGTTCATACCCTATATTTTACTGTCTATAAAGGATTTTGTCAATACGGCCGGTTGTGCCAGTAGTCCTTGTAGCCACAAATCTCACGTTTTGGAAAACACCTGTGAAGTTGAGTGTGGAAACACTAGATGCACTGCTCAGACTCGTGTTGGTAATATCAAAATAATCGTTGTCTGATGTGGGATCACTTTCCATAGTGCCCTGTATCTTTAATGTACCTGAAAAGTTTTTTGGATAGATTGCAACAGTATGCAGAGCAATATTGTTGTTGATGCCTGGCTTGCCGTCAATTGCACTTGATGTGAATATGTCTCCTGACAATGTAAAGGCCGATACTGAAGTGCTTGGTACAAACTGGGGGTACGCTCCGTCTAGTAATTCTACTGTGCCGGCCGCCGCATATCCTGTATCAGCATAGGTAACCTCCCTGCTACCGTCTGATTTGACTTCTCGCACTGCAAAATTATAGAACTTGGCGTCCAACTGTAATAGGTCACCCTCTGTTACTGTGCAACTTGCATCACCTTTTGTGCTCACCGTTGAGCCATCATCTAACACAGTTAGTGTTTTTGTTAGAACTGATTTTTGGCTTTCTGTGTCCACTATGTTGAACTCGTAGGTCTTGCTAGTGATATCCTGTGCCTTCTGATCCTCGTTTTTAAACGTGAAAGTGATAGGATTGTTCACTCCTCTGTGTAGTGTTAAACGTCTATCGTACACTTTTGAATTCCTCCCGTGATAACCATTTACGTAGGCTATTACCAACTGTGATAGTAAATACCTTGATACTGTTTGCATAATACATATTTAACAGTATTTATAGATAGAGCATGAACGAAATTTTTAACACTTTGAGGGACAAATTCCCATTCCTAAGTCTGATCAGAAAGGGCGATTTGGAATACGTTGGTATTGTGCAAAACGAAGACGTAAATGTTATTAGTTTCTACGATTACGGGAGGCTCATGCTACCACAGGACAAAATGAAATTTTTGAAATGTGGAGAGACCTGGTGGCACGAAAGCAACAGGAAACTGCCAATCAACATATTCCTTAAGGGGCAGTTTAGGTACTTCCGCACTACACTTGTAACACTGAATTCAAAGGATGTTGAGATAGTACATGGACCAACCGTGAGACTGTCTGATATTTCAAAGAAACGGGTGAAGAGACGAACTATCCAATTGGTTAGAAAACCTATCTAGTCTTCTTTTTTTCAGGAAGTATAGCACCTGTTATAAGATAATGTTGTGTTAAACCACTATCCGGCTGATAACTGCCATACTCTGAACGTTTAGAAGACTTGGATTTTTGTTTGGATTTTTTAGATATTTTTTTCTTAGTTTTTTGACGTTGCATCAAAACTATATTTAGCACGTGACATCAGATTCATCTGCACAACGATCGCCTGGGCGTAAGCGACGGCGTGTGACTTCTTGAAGAAATATGACCCGTCCTTTGGACGCACCCATACCTCTGCCATTATGTCCTTCCAGTCCTTGTACATCAGATGCCTCTTGGCAGGACGTATTATGGCTAATACAGCCGCAAGTTGTTCGATAGTTTTGGGTTCTAGTTTCGACACTATGTTGAAATGGCCATTTAGGTGGAAAAGGTTTTCCACTGTCTTTGGATCCTTCAGCATGTCCCAGTCTGGTTCCTGTATCATCAGTTCGACTAGTTCCTGTTCTGACTTGATTTCCTTGTAGATGTTCACGTTCAGCATGTCTATCTTGAAGTAGCCTCTGTCCTCTGCTTTCTTGTAGTCCAGTGTGCTGTGCCCTGTGACCGGATGTTCAGGTACTGCGTGGAAGTAAACACCTGTCTTGTGTTTTTCTGTCTTGCCATCTTTTATCATTGTTGCCGGCGTGTGTTTGAACAGTTTCAGCACACCGTCTCTGTCAAAAAAATCTATGTCAACATCAGGCATTAATGTACACTCCCTCTGTCTTTTTCATTGTACTTGATGAACTCTTCTTTGCTACCAGGGTCCAACACATCTATTACATCTAGCAGTTTCCTGTATCCTTCTGTGTCTAGATATTCCTTATTCATGTCAGGCATTATCACTCTTCCTATAGAACCGTCTTCCTTGATTATCACAGCACAGTCACCTTCTTCGAATTTCATTTCGTCGTTTATTTCCAACTTGACCTTAGACAATTTTGGCCTCCCTTGCTGTGTCCTGTACCAGCATTGTATCTGCTGGATAACTTTTCAACTTGCTTGGCCAGAAACTTGGGTTTATAAATTTTTCTATCATCTGTAATTGTTCGTCGTTGAATGATTTTAACATCCTTTTGCCTGCGTTGCAACCTAGCAACAACCATGGACTTATCTTGCCTTGCTGTATGTGTGCCACGGCCCTATTAGTGTTGACCAGTCTGAAGTAGTCTGACCACTGTGCGTTCTGTTCAGTTGCCCAGTCCATCATTGTTGTGATGCTCCTCTGCAATGCGGCCTCAACTGGTTCTGTCTTTAATGCCTCTATCAGATACGTTTCATAGAGATCGTCTCTTGACCAATGGTCCAATTTAATCTTAGATCTTAACACAAAGTCTATGTACTTCTCTGGATACAACGGGTTTATGTGCATGATGTATCTACCAAACTTAACAAATGCGTTGTAGTATGGACTCTTCACGAAATCGTCATAGGTCTTTTCTTTCGAATTGTGTTGGTGTATCTTGTAGAATCTCTGGAACACCATGAATGCGTTGACCACCCACTTCTCATCTCGTTGTAGATATCTACGCTTGGGCTCACACAGATGCACTTGTAGTGTTCGTGCCTTAGCAAACTCCTTGCCACAGTATGTGCATTTATTCGTTGATGCCATGTGCTTCAATTAACTCCTCAAGTTCTCGGTCTGTGATGACCTTATCAAGTGTTTCTAAATCTGTTTCTTTCCAGGTTGGATATATCTGTTGTAATTTTTTTAGACTCTTGTTTGGTACACGCTTCATTGGTTTGAGCCATGGATGAAACTGTTGTTGTAATGCACCACACATAGCAGTCAGGATCCATAGCAGTTTCTTGTGTTTGCCCAATGTGAAACAGTGTTTGTTCACGCACTCGTTCACCATCTCCACGTAGTGTTCAACGAAGAATTTGTCTTTGGATGAAACGTTTGATGCGTACCTCATCAACATATAAGGTGAATACAAAGATTTCTCTTTGTCGTCTATCCTATCAAAGTAGTCTTTGTTACGATAGTCTACGGCTTTTAGTCCGTTCCTTAAATCAAAAAATTTTCTATTTTTTTCTGCTGGCATATTTTAATCCAAACATTGTACAATCCTTTGGTGTAACAAATGTTAATTTTATTTTCCTTTGCTTATGTTGTAAACCTGAAAGTTTAAATTTGTGTAAATGTAAAAAGTCAAAAAAATCGTGCATCCAATTTTCATCCATCCATACTGCTATCTTATTGCTAGTGATCATTACTGGTGCCTCAATGGTTATTGATCTCCTACCAGACCGAGCCATAATCAACCTGTTCACACTGTCTTGAAATATCTTTGACAAAGTATGCACACATGGGTTTGGCGCCATCCGACAAGGGAACGGCAAGCATCTGCCCGGACTTGATCTTTGGGAAATACCATTTCACTTCTGTGTATATGTCTACTATGTCTATGGGCATAAAGTCAGGTTTGCTACTACTCAACGGATTAAATGTGAAGGCATCAAACCCTCTATCGTTGAGACTTGTCAATGGTAACACATGCATCTCAGATTGTCCGGCCTCGCCTATCAACATCTTCCAATCCAGAGGCATTTTAATTTTGTAATCCCCTATCTCTAGTACGGCGGCAGGTGCATTAAAACTTTCAAGGAATATCAATGGTATGTAGAAGAAATCCGGGTTGCTTGGGTCTGAATTATCCAAAACCGCAAAACGTAATTTCTCGTCCACCCATTCCGGGATCTTTTCTAGTGTGTATGTCTGGTTATCCAGAGTAAGGATTTTCATAATCTATCTTTTCTATATTATACGGATAATTTGCCTCTTTGTAAAACTTTTTTCTCTGGCCGAGGTGTCTTTTTGCAAACTTGCAACTGCTTGTGATGTCCCATATCTGCACACTGTCTTTGTCCTCTGCCTTCCTTATTCCACGTCCTATACTCTGTATCACTCTCACGAACGACTTACCAGGCTCTATAAGGACAAGATTAAAAATCCTAGGAATATTAATGCCAACAGCGGCAACTCCATATGTGGCAATAATAACTTTATTTTGGCTAGTAGATACTTCATCATACTGCTCCTTTCTATCTGTATTTTTGGTTGATCCAGATACAAACACTGAATCTTTTATTTTCTTTTCAAGTATTTCTCCTGCTGATATTCTATCAACGAGTATCAGCGTGTTCCCCGATGTTGCGATACTTTGTATGGTCTGTGCTACCCAAGTCATTCTTGTAGAGTCTGTTGTCAGCCATTTCAATTCTTCTCCGTATGTTTTGAACTGTGGATGGTCCTGTGTCTGCAACACATTCACGTGGCAGTTGGCCAACACACCCTTGTCTTGCAATTCACTTGCCTGTATTCTATTTGCGACCTCACCAATGCTACATTTCAGACCCATGAATTCGTAATCTGCCTTTGGAACTGTGCCTGTGAGTCCCCATCTTATTCCACAGTGTGCAAATGGTCCTGTGAGAAGTCTTTTCAGTACATCTGCCTTTGCCATGTGCACCTCATCAATTATGATTGTGTTGATGCCTTGTATGGCTTCGAGGAACTCTGTTGTGTGTTCGTCTTTGGCTTTCTTTTCAAGCACGTTTAGGCTTTGCCAGGTTGCTATCGTGTTGTAGCGTCCTAACTCCTTTCGATCGCCGTAGTATACACCAACATCCAAGTTGCAAGTGAGAAAATCTTCTTCGGTTTGTGTGACCAAACTCTTGTTGGGCACGATTGTGAGAGTTCTACCATACGGCTCGACCAGTTGGCACAACGCCGCTGTGATTATGGTCTTACCTGCTCCGGTGGCGATCTCTTGTATGCACTGCGGGTTTTCGATAAACTTGTTGATTGTTTCTACCTGGTAGTCTCGTAGTTCGAGTTTCTGTCCTGCGCAGGGATGATTGTCCGGCCAAGTGATGTGTGATAGGTAGTCCTTATCTACCTTTTTAAATTCAAAGTTATGTTGTTCTCTCCTGTCCTCAAAATCAACATACACCCCTCCGTCCTCTAGTATTGGTAGTATCTGATCGACTAGATTTAGATAGGTTGTGCCTCCCAAGCCAAAAAACGAAACTTTGCCATCCCAACGGCCGAGTTTG